AATGCTAAATTTTGAAGTTATGCCTTCTATGAGACTTGTAGCAACTGCCGGTAAAGCAGCTAAACACGATAATGTTTGTTTATATAATTGTTCATATATCCCTATTGATAACTTAAAATCTTTTTCTGAATTAATGTACATTTTAATGTGTGGAACTGGTGTTGGATTTTCTGTTGAAATTGAAAATATTATCAGATTGCCAACAATTAAATATCCTTCAGTTACAAAAAGAGATGATTATGTAATTCAAGATAGTCGTGAAGGTTGGGCTGACGCTTATCAATTTGCTCTTGAAACTTGGTATAATGGTGAAGATGTTCATTTTAATTTTGATAAAATTAGACCTTATGGTTCATCATTAATAACTATGGGCGGTAGAGCTTCTGGCCCGGAACCTTTAAAAGATTTATTCAAATTTACAAAAGAACTTATTAATAATGCAGCTGGAAGAAAACTTAATAGTTTAGAATGTCATGATATTTGTTGTAAAGTTGCTGAAGTTGTCGTGGTTGGTGGAACTAGACGTTCAGCTTTAATTTCATTTAGTGATCTTGAAGATGAAATTATGAGACATGCTAAAGATTTTCCTATTCCACCACATAGATTTTTATCAAACAATACAGCCGTTTATAAGAAAAAACCAGATACAATTACATTTTTAAAAGAATGGTCTGCTTTAGCTGAATCAGGTTCAGGTGAAAGAGGAATTTTAAATGTTTGTAATTTATCTGATATTAGTAAAGATAGAAAATTTACTGATGATATGAGAACTAACCCATGTGGAGAAATCATTCTTAGACCTTATGAATTTTGTAATCTTTCTGAAGCTATTGTTAGAAGTGATGATGATATTAGTGATTTAGTTGAAAAAGTTAAAACCGCAGCCTGGTTAGGTATTATTCAATCAACATTTACTTATTTTCCATATATTCGCAATATCTGGAAGAAAAACTGTGATGAAGAAAGATTAATAGGCGTTTCATTAACAGGTCAACTTGATAATCCTGCTATTTTAACAGATGAAGTTTTAAGACAATTAAAAAAGGTTGTTATTAAAACAGCTAAACATGCATCTGAAATACTTAAAATTAATACTCCAAAAGCATTTACATGTAGTAAACCAAGTGGAACAGTTTCACAAGTTGTTGATTCTGCTTCAGGTTGCCATCCAAGATATGCTAAATATTATATTCGTAGATATAGAATTTCAAAAGCTGACCCTTTATATCTTTTAATGAAAGATCAAGGATTAAAATGTCATCCTGAAGTTGGTCAGAAAAGTGACAATGCAACTACAATGGTTTTAGAATTTCCTATTAAGTCTCCTGATAAAGCTATAACTATTACAGATTGGTCAGCTATTAAACAACTAGAATGGTACTTGAAGGTTCAGAAAAATTGGTCTACGCATAATGTTAGCAATACGGTCTATGTTAAGAACGATGAATGGATAAAGATAGGGGCATGGGTTTATGACCATTTTAATGAAATAGTTGGTATTTCTTTTCTACCTTTAGATGATCATAGATATGAACTTGCTCCATATCAAGAAATATCAGAAAAAGAATATGATGAACTTATGGAAAAATTTCCTAAAATAGACTTTTCTAAACTAGTTGAATATGAAAATAATACAGGTGATAAAACAGAAGCAGCTAAGACAATGGCATGTGAATCTGATAAATGTGTTTTAAAATGATGAATTATTATCGAAATAATTGTCAATATTATCCTTGTCATGATTTAAGCGGTATGAATTGTCAATTCTGTTATTGCCCATTATATAATGATAATAACTGTGAAGGTAATTTTATTATTCTTTCAAACGGTATAAAAGATTGTTCTTTTTGTACTTTACCACACTCACCAGCAGGATATGAATATATAGTTAGAAAATTACAAAAAATATTGACAATGTAAAATAAAGATGTTATTTTATATTGTGAACTTAATTGAAAGGAGTTTATATGTATAAGTTTGTTAAAATTAAGGATGAAAACAACGAGTTTGATAAAACTAATGTAACTGTAACAATCCCATTTAATGATATTATATTAGATGATTTATGTGAAGCTTTTACCGATTTTATTAAGGCTTGTGGATTTTTTATTGATAATAAAAAAGCTGCTATTGTATCTTATGAGGAAAATGACCAAGAAAATTCAAATGATAATATTACAGCAATATCTCTAACTGATGAAGATATTATTAAAATGGCTTTAAAATCAGAAGATGATCTTATAGAAGAACAATCACAACCTGAAGAAAATAATTAATATTGATATGATAAATAAAGGTTTATTTTCAAGCAATACCGAAATGTGGGGAACTCCCCAATTATTATTTAATCAACTTAATGAAGAGTTTCATTTTGATTTAGACGTTTGTGCTATTAAAGAAAATGCTAAATGTGAAAAGTTTTTTAGCCCAGAAGATGATGGATTAAAACAACCTTGGTATGGAAACTGCTTCATGAATCCGCCATATGGTTCTGTAATTAAATTTTGGATTGAAAAAGCATATAAAGAATCTTTATATAATGAAAAAGTTAATATTGTTGTTGGATTATTACCATCTAGAACAGATACTAAATACTTTCATTCTTTTATTTACAATAAATCTGAAATAAGATTTATTAAAGGTAGACTTAAATTTAATGATGATAAAGGTCCTGCTCCTTTTCCTTCAATGATAGTAATATGGAAAAAATTTGTAAGGCAAATAACTTAAAAGAATATACATTTAACTATTGACAATAAAAAAATAATATATCATTTTATAAGAAACAATTTGAACAATGGAGGTTTAGTTTATGGAAAAAGTCAATTATAATTCTGAGTTATTCGATGTTTTGAGAGATTTGGTATCTATTAGCAATTCTGTTATTATTAAAAAAGAAAATGATCAGATTGTAATTAGAAAAGCTGATTCAGATGTAACTATTGTATATAGTCTTAAGGCTCCAAATGAATATTTTAATTTCCCTTCAAATAATGATGATGTTACATTTTATAATTATGGTGAATTTTATCAGTATTTGAAATCATTTACTAATCCTGATATTTTCATTGATAATAAGAAAATTACATTAAAAGAAAATAATTCTAAGATTGATTATGTTCTTTCTAATCCTGAATCATTTGAAAAGAAAGTTCCTAAAGAACCAAACTTTGGTGAAGCTGATGTTTCTTTTAACTTTTCTCCTGCCGATCACGATGAAATTGTTAAAATGATAACTCTTATAAAACCTAAGAAAGCAAGAATAAGTGGAAATCATGAAAAGATTAATATTAGTATTTTTAATCAACTTCATGATAATTTATTTGAAAAAGTATTTAGCGTAACAAATGCAAAAGGCGAACAAGAAATTGATTTTCTCGTTTTTACCGATACATTTTTACATATTCCACCAAAAAGAGAATATACTATTAATATTAGAAGCTCAGGTTTTTTAAAAGTCTCTCTTATTAATAATGCTATGAATCTTGATATAGTTACAGGAAAAGTAAAAACAAACTAAGGAGAAGATATAATATGGGAAAACCAGATAATGAAGAAGAAATAAAAGTTCCTAACAATTCTGGAATGGTGGTACAACCAGTTATACCACAAACGGCTAATACAATACCAACACCAGAATCATCTCCAGCAGTAGAAATACCTAAAGATGAAGTTCTTGAAGAAATTAGAGAAGCAACTTATAAAACTGGTGATGTTGGTGAAGGTGAAGAAGAAGAAACTGAAGAAGTTGAAGATGGTCGATTACTTACAGGTCAAAAATATGAGGCTCCAGAAGACCAGGATAAGTTTGTTGATACTACAAAAGGTGAACTTATTGATAAATCAAAATTAACTGATTTTGATGTTATTAAAGCTGTAGCTAAACAAACAAATACAGAAATTAAAAATCCAAGAACAAGTTGTAAACATTGTTATGGTAGAGGATATATTGGTTGGGATAGTGTAACAAAAGCACCTATTCCATGTAATTGTATTTATCCACCTAAAACTCCTGATCAAAAATTAAAAGAACATAATATAGATAAAAAGAATACACCTGTTAAATTTAATAAGAAAACTTATAGACAAATGAAAAAACTTATTAAATCTGAAAGAAAATTAATCAAAAAACAAAAAGCCGAAGAAGAAAAAAGAATCATAGAAATAGAAGGAAAATAAAATGATTGAATTAGAGGAAAATAAAGAAAAACGATTAAACTATACTTTGTGGGTAGAAAAATATAGACCCTCAAGAATTCAGGATATTGTTTTACCTGCTTCAATTAAGAAATTCTTTTCTGAAATTGTTAAAGAAAAAGAAGTTCCTAATTTACTTTTCTACTCGTCAAGTCCAGGAGTTGGCAAAACGACAGTTGCAAAAGCAATAGCTAAAGAAGTAGATACTGATTTTATTTATATTAATACATCATTAGAAAATGGTATAGATGTTCTTCGTTCAAGAATAGAAAAATTTGCAACTTCAATGTCTTTTAGTGGTGGAAGGAAGATTGTAATACTTGATGAGTTTGATGGAGCAAGTATAAATCTCCAACAAGCTCTTAGAGCAACAATAGAAGAATTCCACCAGTCTTGTAGATTTATATTTACTTGTAATTATATTACAAAAATCATTGAACCACTTAAGTCTAGATGTCAAATGATTGATTTTAACATGATGGAAAAGGATTTTCAAGATGAAATGAAACCTTTGATTTTTAACAGACTTTGTGGTATTCTTAAAAATGAGAAATTTAAGGATAAACCTATAATTTATGATGAAGTAACTATTCAAAAAATTGTAGAAACATATTATCCAGACATTAGAAAAATGCTTAATGTTCTTCAACAATATACTAAACAAAATGGTAATGTTGATAGTTCTATTTTTGACTATGAAAAAATAGATATAGAACTTTATCAACTTATTCTTAATAAAAAATTAACAGCCGCAAGAAAATTTATAATCGAACGTAATTATAATTTTGATGAAATGTTTAGATCTTTGTTTGATAATTTTGTTCCTATGCTTGATAAAACAAAACAAGCTCAAGCAATTCTTTTAATAGCTGAATATATGTATAGAAATTCAACAGTTATTGATAAAGAAATTAATTTTACAGCATTATTACTTGAAATTATAGGATTATTATAAGGAGGAAAAATGTTAATTAATTTTATAATCCCAAGAAATGATCAAAATAACTTTAAAACATTTCTAGAACCAACTTTAGCAAAAGGTGGTTTTGGTAAAGTATATCAAGTAATGGGTTCACCAGGTAAAAATGAAAATATTTTTATAAAATATAATGCTGGTATTGAAGCTTTATTTAAAACAGAATTACAAGATAATGATATTTGTGTATTTTTACATGAAGATATTGCTTTAATTGATCCGTCTTTTCAAGCAAAAATTGAAACGGTTTTTAACGAAAAAAAGGATATTGGACTTTTAGGTGTAACTGGTGCAGTAGAATTTACTCAACATGGTGGTTGGTGGATGAATACACCCGATAAATTAAGAGGTCATATTCTTCAAGGAAAAGAAAATATAATGAGTACTGGTGAAAGTTTTCACCTTATAAAAGGCCCCATTGGTTATTTTGATGATTTAGCTTGTATCGATGGTTGTTTTATGGCAACTACAGGAAAAGTTCTTAGAGAAGGCGTTCGTTTTGATACAGATACTTTTAAAGAAGGTAACGATTTTTATGATATAGACTTTGGATTTAGTGTCTTAGAAAGAGGATATAAAATTGCAGTTGCAGATATTATACTTCTTCATAAATCATCTGGAATAGGTTCAATGGCAGAACCTTGGAAAATAAATAAAGAAAAGCTTATTAAAAAATGGACAGATAAAGGTTTAAAACTTCCAATAACAAAAAATGATTTTAAACTTAAACAAAATGTAAATAATATAATAGAAATTGAAATTTAACAAATAAATTAAAGGAGTTTAATTATGGGAAGAAAGCCTAATACAAACAAAAAAGAAAAAGTAAAAAACCTTAAAAAATTCGTAGAAGATCCATCACTTATTACTTTAGCTAATAAGGTTATTAATGAAAACCGATTAGATTATTTAAATCAAGTAAGAATAAAGTATGTTTTAGTTGATCAATATATTAGTAAAACAACAGTAGCTAAATGTATTATGGCTTCAAAAGAATTAAAACATTTTGGCAATCTTGATTATATTGTGGAAATTTCAAAAACCGTTTTTGATAAAGTTGATGATGCGACCAAAGAATTAATTATGTTTCATGAACTATTACATATTCTTCTTAAAACAAATAAAAATGGTGATTTGGTGACTAAAATAATGCAACACGATGTTCAAGATTTTAGTAATATTATTAAGAAGCATGGAGTGGAATGGATTAAAGAATTAAGAATTGCAGTAACTTCTATAATGGATTTAGATATAACTAAAGCTGATGATGTTAAAATTTGATAAAATAATAAATACTTATAAGATACATAGAGACAGGGTTCGCAACCTTTCCTAACCACATTAGGATTATCTTGTATCTCTTACAAATTAACCTTATGTGGAGGTATCTTATGAGTATTATTTATAAAACAACTAATTTAGTTAATGAAAAGATTTATATTGGTCAACATTATACATCAGCAGATGATGGTTATTTAGGTTCTGGTAAAATATTAAAACAATCTATTAATAAATATGGAAAAGAAAATTTTAAACGTGAAATTTTAGAATATTGTACATCAGCTAATGTTAATGAAAGAGAAATATTCTGGATTGAAACTTTAAGTGCTATAAATCCCGACATTGGTTATAATATAACAGAAGGTGGATTTGGTTGTAAAAATGGTTTTAAAGGCAAACATCATTCAAATAAAACTAAACAGAAAATTAGAAAAGCAAATTTAAATATTACAATTCGAAAAAGTATAATGGTAATGTTAAATAGAAGTAAAAATAATTTAATAAAATATAAAAATGTTTTAGTAACAAGAAAAATTAAATAAAAAAGATAACATTAAAGTATAAAGGAGATATAAAATGAAATCTAAAAAATATTGTAAAAACAAAGTAAAACTTTTTAATAGCATTGACATGAAAGCTATTAATGATTTTATGGAAACTAAAAATGTTATTGGAATTGAAACAGTATCTACAAGTGTCGTTAATAATAATTATATTGCTGTTTATTATATAGAATAAAAAGGAATCATCATGGATTTTTATAGACCTGTAAAATTTAAAGCATATGAATTTGTAGATCGAAATACTTATAATAAATTTGGTGAAGATTCTTTAAAAGTTATTGATATTCGTATGTTAATAACTATGGATAGAATTAGAAATTATTTTGGTAAACCTATTATAATTAATAATTGGAAATCGGGTGGAAATAGAGAATGGTCAGGACTAAGAATTTATGGCACACCATATTTTAGTACATATTCACAACATTCATTTGGCAGAGCTATTGATTTTATAATTAATGGAATAGATGCTCAAGAAGTTAGAAATGTCATTAAAAAATCATCAATGATTACTACATTTGAATATATAACATCTATTGAAGATTTTGTTGGTATGAATTGGATTCATATTGATTGTCGTAATTGGGATAAAACAAATAAAGGGTTATTAATTTTTTCCAAACAAGGATAGATATAATATGGCATTATGTGATATGAGATTTTGTATTAAATGTAACAAAGATACAATGCATACGAATGGTCATTGTAATGATTGTTCTGTCAAAGAAGAAGCAGAAAGAATAAGAATGTGGGAAGTTATGGATGTAAGTACTAAACTTACAAATTTAAGAGAACGAATCGAAAAACTTGAACGAAAACAATATCCAATGTATTTT